ATGATTGAGTTCGACCCGCACCACCGTATTGACTTGACCGGCCCTTGGGCCGGTTTTTCTTTCCTGGGCGACCGTCTGATTACGCCCGAGGGACGCGAGCTGCTGCCTGAGGATCTGGCCTGGCTGTCGCTCACCGCCTGCCAAGCGCAGGAATGGCGCCGGATGATGGCGCAGTTGCGATCGGCTCCCACCGAGAAGCCTTCCTGCGCAATGGATTCCGCCGAAGTGATCGACGTGGCCACGTTGATGGCACGGCGGCAACGGCGGTTGTCCAGGGTGATGGCTGGCCCTGACGCCGATCCAGTAGCGGCAGTCCTGCCGGTACCGGGGCCGAAACGTCGCGAGCGCGTGTAAGGCGTTTCCGTAGGGGCGCAGCCCCTACACCCCGGTCACTGCTCGCGGCAGCGCTGCCAGCCGCCTGCGGGCGAAGAAACCTGTTCCCATCCGTTCGAGAGCTTTCGGAAGGCCTGGCCGCCAATACAGGCGAGTCCAGAGCGCTTGGAAGCTTCGGATCCGAGCGAAGGAAGCCCGACGACGGTCTCGGAAGGACCAGGGCGACCGGCGCGGCGCGCCTCATCTGAAAGCACGCGGGCTTCAAGGTGCTCGCAGTACGACTTTACGCCCGGATGTGGGTGGTTCGGCCAGGCCAATTCGTGACAATTGAGCGGCGTGGTGGTCTTTGACATCGAGTTGTAAGCAGGCTTCGGGGCCGCAGGGAGAGGCTTCGGTTTGGGACCGGTAGCCGACTGCAGCTGCGCTGCGGCGGGCAGAGTGAATGCCAGCAGCGCGAAAAGAAGGCCAGCGCGGATATCCATACCCTACCCCTGTCAAATAGTCACCCGCCGACTATAGCCGCAAGCACAACCAAAAGCGCCAGGTGGCCCACGTAGTACACGTAGAAGGCCCTGCCAGCTCGCGGGATGCGTGCGGAGAGTTCTCCCAGGGTCATCACAGGCAAGGCCAGCAACGCCCATGCGTTGCCGTTGTAGAGGCACAGCAGGCCCATGCATGCCCATACCCAGATCGGCAGCACCAGGTAGAGCCGCTGCCGGCGCCAGTCCCAAGAGCGCAGCAGGAAGTGCATGCGCCTTCCATGATTCTTGAACCACGCCCAGGCCGCCAGCACGAGCCATACGCCGGGCCAAGCGTAGTCCAGGGCAACGGGAGCAACGATGCACAGGAGTGCAGACAGCAGCCACTGACGGCGTTGCAGAGCCCAAATGCAGCCAGCCGCGGCGGCGAACGTAAGCAGTACGTTGAGCGGTAATGCCTGGCCGAGTGCCAGCACAGCCGCGGGAGTGGCAACCAGGCCCCAAAGCACCAGTCGCCGCGCTGACTTCCCCGCATCGGCGCCAGGCTGAGCAAGGTTGTATGCCATGACCAGGGCGAACACAGGGAACGCAACACGACCGAGCTGGGAAACGCCTGGCACGTGACCAAGGCCGAAGACAGTCACGATGTGATCGCCGGTCATCAGCACCAGAGCGAGCCATTTGAGCAATTCACGACCGCCACTGGTCATAGACGATTCTCCCCGGGTGGACTGGTCAGGTAGGTGGCCGACTGTTGCTGAGGCGACTCAGGGAAAGTGCCCATGGCACGGGGCTGGCGCTCCACAGCAACGCCCTGCCCACGCTGCTCGATCTGATCGAGAGCGCGATTTATCTGTGTCTGTCCATCCACAAGCCTGTTCTCACGCCGAGGCAGATAGGGCTCGTACTGGCCGCGCCGGGCTACGTAACGACACGTCGGTTCGTCCAGGTCGTAACGACTGCCCTGCTCCGTCACGCAATTGCAGCTGGGTTCGTCGTGAGCACCGAGACCATTCTCGCCACCGAGCGACGACATGCAGAAAACGCGCGGCGGCTCGCTGGGGACACTGAGCGCATCATCGTATACAGGTGCGCTCCAGGGCTGGGATGGCACACGCGGTAAGAACTTGTCGACGTACTCCTTGAGCGGTTGTGCCGACTTTGCCGCCACCGCTCCGCCCGCCGTCGCTGACGCTCCGTCGCGCGGAGCGCTGACGCCACTGGCACCACCTGGTGCGGGCAGGTCGCCACCACTCATGCGCTTATCCATTCGCCCGAACGCGACGTACAGCATTACCACCGCTGCGACGATCAAGATCGGAAGCGCGATGTAGTACCAAGGAATCTTGCGCTCGGTGGTGTCAAGTTCGGTGGACTTGTACATGCCCATTGGACGCTTGGGGAGCGTCTTGCGTTTGATCGTCAGGGGCGTCGCCTTCTCAGCCCGTGCCTCGAACTTGTCGAACTCGCGCAGGTGCACGAACTTCGTTCCGAAGCGGCGACGCACATGTACGTGACGCTCAATCAGATCATGTACGAACTGATCGCACTGCTTATCGGGGGATTGGCTTACGAAGATGAAGTCCAAGCCCTTATGCCGATGCTTGGCAAGTTGCTCCACGTGGTGCGGCACCTTCGCACCGGCTGGCCGCTTCGGAAGCATGCCATGCTCATACGCCTCATCGACCAGGGCGACAGCGCCATCGGGCAGGAAGTTCGGCCAGTCGCGAAACTGCTCCGGCGTCATCTCTAGAACGCCAGTTTTGGCGTAGTCGAACTCCCGAATGTTGCACGCGTAGACAATTCGCCCCTGATCTTTGAACTCAAGCAAGCGCTCGATGGCGTGGAGCGTCTTGCCGTGCCCGGGCTGGCCGGTATACCAATAGATCATGAGCCCGCTCCCAGCTGATCAGCGACAGCCTTCGGCACGATGAAGACCTTCCACGCCATGCGGACCGTCAAAGCGGAAAGGATCATTGAGAACGAAATGCCAACGCCCAGGTAGGAAAGCATCTGCATTGCAGGCCCATCCAAGCCGCCGACAAATTGCATAACGAACTCTTTGAGTTTTGGCAGCAGTGCATTGAACGTGACCGTAGTCAGTCCGAAAGTTGCAAGCCCCTTACCAATCAGGCCGGCCGCAGCGTCTTTCAGCTTGCCGACCAGCGACGTTGTCGCATCAACGATCCAGTCAGAAACCATGCCCATCAGAAGGCCGCTCCCATAAGAATGCGAATTGCGGTGTATGCGCCGAAGATCAAGATCAAGGCGCGCAAGATCGCCGCTATGCGGCAGAAGTATGGAAAATCAGCGGAATTAACGGTCTTGCCCATGATCGTGATTGCGGGAGGCTCAGGACACGTGCCGCCACCACCGAACATGTTGCTCGTATCGAGATTGCTCGTTGAAAGCCCGATGCCCCACTTTTTGGCGCTGGCAACGTCGGCTGCGCCGTCACCAATCGGCGTCACATCTCCCCTGCCCTCCAGTACATCGGCCACGCCATTGCCGTTGGCGTCTCCGTTCGTGCCGCCCTGTCCAGGCGTGTCCTGCTTTGAGGCGAGCTTCTCCATCGCGCAGGCAGAACGCCATTGCATCAGCAGCTGGGTGTACTCCATCGCATTACACTTCTCGCCAGTACAGGTAGGCATCCCCGCTTGCGAGCAATGGCCGCCGCTGATGTTGTTGTTGCGCCGGGTGTTGCAGTCGATCCGCCACTGAATCCGTGCCTGACCACACATGATTGGCGACCCACTACATGACGGAGGCGATTCGCATGTGTCGCCACCGGAGAAGCTCTCCGGATCGTCGGTGTCCGGCTGGCCGTCGTTGTTCTTATCCTTCTTGCAGGTCCCATCGGCGCCGCGCACCTCGCCCTGGGCGCACTGGCCATCACCAGGAATGCAGCTGCCGAGCGGGCTGCGAATCATGCCAGATGGACACTCGTTGTCTTCCTTCTTGCATGAGCCGGCAACGAGGGCCATGCCGTCCGGGCAAGGCTTCTCTTCCGCGCAGGCATTGCCGACCTTCACCTTCCCCTGGGGACACTCAGGCTCAACAGGCTGACATACGCCAAGGGCACCATTCCACACCATGTTTCTGCCCTGGGCTGCGCAATCGGGCTTCTTGTCGCAAATTTTTCCCGTGCGCGAATAGGTCGTGGTGTCGTCGCCATTATCTCGATAGGTGACCTCGCAACCGCCCATGCAACGGGTGGAGCCAGACGGCGGGAAGAATGGCGTTACCTTCCCAGGCTGAGCGCTGCAATCCTGATAGTAGTCAGTGCTGACCGCAGCACCTGTCCATGGCGTAGTGCTGCCATTGTGTCGCTTGGCAATGTACTCCCCATGGAACCGACCAACGGTGCCGCTAGCGTTACGCTTCTCAAGAACGCATCGCCGCTCAATGATCTGAACCCAGTTATCCCACGGCAACGGATCATATGCCTCGCACTCAGCACGTGCCTGTTCCATGTTGCAATATGGCTCAGTCATGCCGCACTTGATGGGGCCTCGCGCCTGCGCAACGGTTGGAACAACAAGACCTGCAACGCCGGTCACCAGGGCGAGCAAAAGTAGGCATGCACGAACCATCACACGCCCTCGAACGCGATCCAGCATGCGCCGCAGAAGGCAACGATTACGAAGTACCCCATGACACTTCTCCCTAACAAAAAGGGGGCGAGCGTTTCCGCGCACCCCCGTGAGTGAACTTGCGTCCCGATCAACCCTTGGCGGCGCGCTTGGTGAAGGCCCACACCACCAGGATGCCCAGCAGCAGGGCGATGGCGCCGATCACGATTGCCATGTCTGCGTTGCCCTTGGCGACCTCGGCAGCGATGGCGGCGCCGGGCGAGGTGCTGCCCGAGGCCAGGGCTGCACCCGATGCAACCAGGGCTCCGGCACCGGCGCCGATCTTGGTGAAGGTGGAGGCGCCAAAGCGGCGCAGGGTATTCATGTGCTTCATTGCGGTTTCCTCGTCATCAGTAGACCCCTATGCGCGCAGCGCGGAATACGAGGCGCGCCTTCAACCCAATCGCCCAGGACAAAACAATGGCTCCTGCAACGAGGGTTCCATCGGCCAAATCCAGGGGAGGCAGAATTGGCTGGTGGTATGGCATCCAGACCGGCACCGAACACGTGCCGTCCTGCTGCACGTTCTCAGCAGCGCAACCGACCACGTAGAGGGGTGCCGGGCCGGACATGATCAGGCCGCCTTGTTAGCGGGCTGCGGCTTCGCGCCTGCCGGGTCAACCAGGGTCATGCGGCGAGCGAGTTCGACACCGAAGCGGCCCGGCACCAGGTCCGTGGTGAGGTCCCATTCCTTCACCGCGCCAACCGGATAGCCCTTGTCCAGGCCATCGACTTCGACTTCGATCTGGATGCGCATGGCTTCGGTTTCGAGCGTTGCACGCTGGCTGTAGATCGGCTTCTGCATGCCCTTGCTGGTGGTCACGGTGCGGGTTTCGACGGCGGTATTGATCGTGATCTTCGGAGCGTTCATGGGTTCGATTCCTTGGTCTGTTTGATTGGCTTTGTCGTTTCGTCGTTGGCAAATTTCGGGCGGTACTGTGGGGTCAAGCTAAGTCCCCCCCTACCCCCCCGCAGGGAGACGTGGTGGACCGCTTGTTGCCCCGTTGCGCGATGCTTGCATCAGTCCGCCCGGTGACCAGGTGTCGCCCTGGCCGGTCGGATCGCGTGTTGCTGTCGCCTGCGATCAAGGCGTCTTGCTCTGGGCGGTGGGTGTAGTCGATAGGCGGCGGGTTCCATGCTCCGAAGTTCCGCGAGAAATCGACCACGCCCCCTTTCGTGACGTACTTGCTTACGTAGCCGGTAATGTCTGCCTGGCTGCGCGGCGCTTCGATTCGATTGCGACCGAACTCGCGGTACCACCATTCGTGCCACTCGTAACGGCTGGCGAGGCGGTTGAGGTCATCGGTAGGTGCAGCTGCAACGGCGTGGAAATGGAGGCGGCCATCGCGATGGAACTCCTGCCCGCGTGCCCACTGAATGCCGCCGTGCCAGCGCGATGCCCACTTGGGACCGTAGATGCTGCGGTTGAGGCAACTGACGAAGTAGCGGAACGCTTTATCAGCCGCTTCCTCGTGCATGCCGCCTGTTCGACTGGTCTTACTGAGTTTGAACGTGAGCGTCCAGAACTGTTGCCAGGGAACGCGCTGGAGTAGCTCGGCGTATCCCTGCGCTTGGTAATCAACGTGCCGCAGCTGGTGCAGCAGTTCAGCGTCGCATCCGATGCTCGGAGGGTCTGTAGGCTGCCCCCGCACAGGTAGCACGGACTGTTGGGGAAATGACTGTTCATCGGACATTGCCCTTCCGCCGCTTGAACCAGTGACGAAGTGCCAGCCACGCCTGCTCAATCACGATGGAGAGCAATGCCACTCCCAGCCAAACGGCGATGAGCGCGGCACACCCCGCAAGACCCATATCGAACTCCGCCAGTTCGGCGAATGAGGGAAACCTGCTCATGCGGCGCGCTCCTGCTCTTCAGCGAGTTCAGCAGCGGCGAGCAGGTTGCCGCGTTTGGTGGCTTCGATTTCCATGCGGCGAAGATCAACGACCGCCTGGGCAACAAACTGGCTTTCGCGTGCAGTGCGACCAGCGGACAACGCACGCCGATCAACACACCACGTCACGAATTTGGCTAACCCCAACGACACGGCTGCGATACACCCCAGCAGCACGGCGAGAACAAGTGCGTCCATGTGCCCTACCCCTCCCCAAGCCCCAAGGGGCCCCCGGGCGGCCTTGGGGTGCCGACCGGGGGTATCGGCTACAGGCGTAGTCGATGGGGCGCACCATAACCGGCTACACCCGTAGCCGTCAACACCTGTAGTCTTCGCCCGTAGTCAACGGGTGGAGACGGTCATGGATTGGGTAGAGTTTTTCGAGAAAACGCGGCAGGCAGCAGGCGTTGAGAGCTTTGCGAAGCTCGCCCCGAAGCTCGGCATTTCAGACGGTGCCATTTCTCATTACCGCACTGGGAAGCGTGTTCCCCAGGTATGGGTTGTCGCGGAATGCCTGAAGATTCAAGGCCATCCGCAACCGGAAAAGGCTGCAATCCAGATCATGAAGTCAGAGGCCCAAACCTCGCCGGAGCGACACTTCTGGAAGAGACTGGCGGCGACCGCAATGGCGGTGATGCTGGCAGTTGGGTTCGCCCTACCCCATGACGTCCAGGCAATGCCGCAGCCCGGTAACGCCTTGCACGATATACATTATGCGAAATGTTGTATCGGGCGTGATCCGGTTCGTGGGCTCGGCTTGGCAATGGCTCCGCCTCTGGCTTGGCTCTTGCCTCCCTGTTGGCTCCCCCGACAAGGATGAGCTTGCAGCATGATCGAGATCGATCCGCATGACCGAACTGACCTAACCGGCCCTTGGGCCGGTTTCGGCTTCCAAGCTGGGCACATGTTCACCCCTGAAGGTCACCAGCTGGAACCCTGCGATATGGCCTGGTGGTCCCTGGCCTGCAACATAGCGCGGGAATGGCGGCTGATGATGGCTGAGGCTCGCACAGGAACGGCCGGCCGCCCAACGCTGCCCGCCGAGGAGTCCACCACAACGAAATCCAGCGTGATCTACCTTGCCGAAGTGCTCAGATCTCGCCGAGAACAGCGGTTTGGCGGACGTGATCCCAATTCCGACGCCGAAACCTCCAATGTGGTCTATATAAGCCGTGGGCCGAGGCCACGCCAGCGCGTGTGAGGCGTTTATCGTAGGGGCGGTGCCCCTACACCCGTGACGCGCTCAGCTCAATCCACTGGTCGATCATGGAGACCAATTCCGTGCTAGACCGTATTGCTCTGCTGTTCGCCTGCTTCAGCAGAGGCGCATAACCTGCGGTTTGCTTCCAATGCAGCGCAGCCTCCTCCCGCGCTATCGCTTCACGCTCCCCCTGGGATGCACGGACGGCAGACTCGGCCTGATCGAGCTGTTCAACAAAGTGATTATTCAGGCGGACCGTGTCAAAAAGCGCCTTGAAGTGCACATATGTCCTGATGATCTGACTGCGCAGCTCATCGTCTGCCACCAGACCGATCTTGTCTGCATTGGCCTCGAAGGCTGTGAAATAGTGGGCAGAGACGGGATAGAGCAATGCTATCGGTTCGGCAACGGAGGCGGCGTCGATGATGGCCCCGGCGGAGGCCATATGTACCTGAGTCAACTCATTGACTTCATCCCTGATCGCTTGGAGCGTGGCGCGAACTTGCGTCGTCTCGGCTTCAGCGTCTCTTGTTTTCTGGGCCGAAACGGCGAGCAATCCGACAATCAGAGTAGCTAGGCCGCCGATAAACGCACCGACCAAGCCCATTACACCTGCCAGCACCGTCGAATCCATGTTCCCTGCCCCCTGGCTGCGTTGGTGGTGCCGATTCTAGTTCTATCCGTTCTCATTCTGCATGCCTCGGCTAGAATGCGCTCAGGACGCCTTAGGGGGACGTATGGAGCGCGAACGACCAGAATACCTGCCGCCTATCCAGCGCAGCCGCTGGAATTTTCCTTGGCTGATCACGGGCTTTCTCACGTTGTTGAGCCTTGGCACGATTGGCGTCCTCATGCTTGGCCGCACCAACAGCGCATGGAACCAACGATTTCTGGACGCAGGCCAGCCTGCGGAATCCCAGCGTACGGAACTACCGGTGCGGGATGAGGCTGAAGCTCGCCCGAGTGCTGCGGACCTTGCAGAAATCAGGGCTCGGCGCGAGCAAGCTGAGGCCACAGTCCGTCGCCAAAGTGACGGGATGCGCTGCATCAACGGGATGATGTTCCGCCGAATCGACGGTGGCTGGGAGAACCTGCCCGGCTCCCGTTGCGGTGACCAGCCATCGAGCAATGTGCAGTGCTTCGCAGGCAAGCCCTATCGGCAGATGGCGGCTGGGTGCTTTCGCAGCGCGACCGCTGCCCGTGATGCGTCACGTTAATCAGAAGCTTGGCGGGTAGGGTTTGGATTCCGGGAACGTGCCCATAGGGCGCTCACCTACGCGCACGATTGTGCCCCCACTACTCGCCGCCATGACCGCGCCCGCGCTGCCGCCGCTTCCACTCGCTACGCTCGCAGAATCAGCGGCAGCACGGTCACTGTCCAGGCGGTACAACGTTGGCTCTTCTTCGCGCCGGGGTGCCTCCCTTGGCCACGCCGTGGCGATCGTCTCAAACGAGCCCGCTGTGAGGCGAACCCCGTACACGGCAACCCTGAGCCGGTAGCCCATCGCAATCAGGGCATCAAAGGTCAACTGATCGACGGTGTTCCCTGAGCCGTCGACCCATTCGACCATTCCCACCGATCGCTCTCCGAACTGAGCGGTAAAGGCCAACCGAATCCGGTTCGCCTGCGTCATTGCAGCCACATAGCGCTGCTCGACGGTCATCCCGGCCAGTGGATCGGCGGCGGGCACTGCAACGGCCGCGGCCGGCACAGCGCCGGTGCTGCTGGGCTTGTGGGCGCCCTCCCCATTCTTTTACTCCTCCTAGAGACGTTTCAGGCTACGCATCGGGCCAGTACTTGTGGCCGATGGTAGCACCGCGAGTTCATCGGCCCGGATCCCTTCCGAAGCTGATCAGCCATGAGAGGGAGTTAGCACCTCGAATTCGTTTTGACCGTCGACGCGAACGCCACCGATCACAAGCTTCCGAAGCTTTCTCACTACCCCCGATAAATCTTCCTAATCCACGGATGATCTTGAGCGTGCCGCTGTCCCGAGATGGAAGATATGGTGGGGTCGAATCATAGTGCTAGCCCCATTGGCTCCTACGTCCCAAATCTCTCTTGGATCTTTGAACACGCACTACCCTTTCTCGGGGAACCCAGCCGGCAGCCGCCCCTGCCGCAGCCCCTCCCCTACTCGCTGTGTTAGCTAGCAGGCGCACATGGCGCAGCAGTTCTGTCTGGGCCGCGGTTGGCTTGGGGACGCCTGATCGCCCCGATCGGCTTGACCACGCAAGGGTACAGGCTGTCACTCTTTGCGTTGCCCTGATCCTGGCTGGAGGCGCAAACCAAAGCCAGTTGCGCGCCGTCATTTCTTGAGATAGTGTCCGCCGCATTGCAAGGGGACGTTACTGTCATTCTCAAGCGCAGCTATCGCAGCGCCGGCAGTTCGTGCGTAAAGCGCAGTAAATAAGGCTCTCTTGGCAGCATTTGTCCAGACGATGCCTCATTTCTATCCGATAAGTCGTGAAGATGTCTCGTTGCAGACGTAGTAGTCACCGGATCATGTCTGGCCGCTTGGCCAGCGCTACATGGAGACGTACGTGTCATTGCATTCCAAAGTCATCAGTACTGTCCTCAATCTACTTTTGCTGACACTCGCTGCCGCTGCTCAAGCACAGACTGGCGCGCCACTGACCTCATCGCAGGCGGGTGTCTTCTACGAAGACAAGCTCAAGGGCCTGAGCGAACTCACGGCATTGGGCAATGACTTATTCGGTGACAGGGTCAGCCTCTACACGGGCGGCATTCAGTTCACCCAGGTTGACGTTGATCTACCTGGAAACAACGCGTTGCCAATGCGGTTCTCGCGGACATTGAAAATGGGCGGGCGCCGGGACACCCTCAAATCGATGAGGGACTGGGATTTTGACCTGCCCTACATCTCAGGCATGTTTGGGCAGAGTGGCTGGGTGTCCATGGTGCCGGGTGAGCCGCTGCGTCGTTGCTCAATCCCATTGAGCGCGCCGCAGCAGGCCAGTGCTCCGTCCGAGTACGTACGCAGCGGCCAAGGAGACGTGGGATTCTCCTTTGACCCTCACTTCTTCTGGGGCGGGCTCTCACTGAGCCTTCCTGGTAAGGATAGTAAGCCTATGATCATCATGGGCGCAGGTGCCAAAAAGCCAGTCGACGGTCGTTCATATCACTGGACGACTGCTGATCGCTGGGTATTCTCCTGTCTACCCAACACCAGCAATGGCGAGAGTGGTGAGGCATTCATGGCGCATGCGCCAAACGGGGACAGGTACTGGTTCGATAGGATCGTCGCCATTCCTCGTGGGACCATGACAGCAAGCTACGGAAACGGCTTCTTCAACTACACGAGCACAATGGGCCTTCGTGAGTTCCGTGCCCTGCCGACCCGGATCGAAGACAGAAGTGGAAACTTCATTACATTCACCTATTCTGCAGATCAGGTCGTGATGAATGCCAGCGACGGCCGATCCATCACCGTTAACTCGGGGCCCGACGGAGTGGCGAGTGTCGTTGCCAACGGCCGTACTTGGAGTTATGAGTACAGTGGAATATCCGTTGCACGCCGACTTACCCGTGTGATACTCCCAGACGGGTCTGGATGGTCATTCGACGCCGGTGCTGCGTTCGACAATCCGGTCGGGGGCTGGCGAAACTGTGCGGACTTTGTGTCATTCATCCCCGGCGCAAGTTCATCCGCGACGGTGGTCATGACGCATCCATCAGGCGCGATGGGCACATTTGAAATGAGCTACCGACTTCATGGCAGAACCAATGCACCAAACACCTGCCGACCCTTCACGCAGATCTTCTATCCAGTGGAGTCCCACCTTCTGACCGTGCTGGCGCTGAATCGCAAGGTCATCTCAGGGCCGGGGCTCGCGACCATGACATGGAACTACCAATACACGCCGCTTGCTGCGAGCTTGGACACCGGACAGCATGTCTACTGTTCAACTACGCCGTGCCCTGAGACCCGCGCACTCACCGTGAGCCGCGAGGACGGCAGCTGGGATCGCTTCACCTTCAGTCAAAAGTACGGCGATCTCGAAGGTCAGCTGCTGAGCGAGGAACGCGGCAATACACAGGGCGTGCTGCGGCGGATCGACATCCAGTACCGGCGTAGCTCGGACGGCAGCTACGCCCGGATTGGCAACAATCCTTGTTGGTCATGCTCGAAGGAAGAAGAGCTACCCAAGCCGCTGGAGTCACGCACCATCACTCAGGATGGAAATACATTTCTCTATCGCGTGGACCAGTTTGACGCTTATGCGAGACCGCTGAAGGTCACGCGATCCAGCTCGCCGTGA